CTACGTCCGTATATAGCTTTCTTATATGCATTGCTAATGTGTATCATAGTGGATTCACCCCGATTATGTTAAAACTAAGGGATTTGTACTTTTCTTCTCCCTCTTTTAATGTCCCGATATCTACACTTCCTTGTGTGACGTAAAACGGTGCTTCTCTCCATCTTCCGTAATACACGGAAAAATAATATAGTTGCACCTTTCTCTGATCTACAATCATCTGCAAAAGGTTTGCCATTTCCGATATACTTATGTCACTTCCCTCATAAGCGTAAGATTCTACCGTGAACATCGGTTCATTGCACATAACTCCACTCATTAATCGCTCTGTTCCCTCTGTAGAGGTAGTGGCAAAGCTGAATTTGAATGTGTCTGGCTGATGAATAGTCCGGCCATTAATCTTAATCACTTGCTGTGCCATTTTACCTACCTCCCGAGTTCAAATACATTCTGTCCATTGGACATCTGCATCTCTTTTGCTGTATCAATAAGCTGTTCAAGTACCGTTCTGCTGTCCAAATTTACCACAAGTTTTATCATTCCTGTACCTTTGCCACTTTCTTCGCTTACGATTTTTCTTAACAGATTTTCCGGCATCTCCAAGTTGTTTCCCTTTGTCTGGTCACCAAGCACCGCTAAAAACGGATTTCCAGCCGGAATAACTGCCCCTTGTGCAAGATATGGAATTCTGGTGTAATTTGCATGGGAAAGATTAATTCCCTTACCGCCGATACCTGGAACCCAATCCGGTACTTTAATGTGATTCAGTCCGTCTACCAATCCATTAATTGCATTAATAATTGCTTGATTCAATCCATTAAATAGGGCGATAACCATATTTACAGGTGCTTTAAAAATTGAGTAGATTAAATTAGCAGCTCCACGGAGTATTTTTAGTATTCCTTTTAGCGCCATATCTACATTCCCTGTAAATACTCCTTTTAAAAATGTGACAAACCCAGAGCATATCTGTTTAATGCTGTTAAAAATCCCTTTAAAGCTGTTAAGAAAAACTTCTACTACATCTCCAAATACTCCGAATTGAGCGTGCCAGTCAGTGGCAAATACTCCTTTTATCCAGTCCATAAGATTTGACATTACGACTTTAAGCTGATCCCAGTGAGTAGCTATTAATATGATTGCTGCTATTGCTGTTGCTATTGCAATAGGAACAATGCCAAACGTAGAAACTACTTGACCGATAACGCCAATTAATCCACCACCACCTTTTAAAATATCGATTAGTGTTCCTATGTGTCCAGCAAATCCAAGAACTGCGCTTGATATAGTTGCAATTAAAGGAACTATTTTTGATGTAGCAAACGCTGTAACTAATGCTGTCCCAATGGCATCAACAATCCACTGATGTTCGCCGAGGAAATTAAACAAGCCAGCAAGTACATTAATAAGTGCCGGAAGACCGCTCTCTATCAGCCATGTAAGCATAGGCAATATAATGTTCGTATACAATCTTTCTAAGAAACTTCCAATAGCTTCTATCAGTGGTGACATAGATTCAAACAGATTCTTAATCGAATCAAGTAACGGGTAAAAGTTCAATGATCCCGCCCACTGAGCCGTATCCCATACAAGACGATTGATGATATCAAGTACCTTTTGGAAAGCATCTGCTATAGCCTGTATGATGGCCGTTCCTACGGCGTTTTTATTCCAAGCTATATCTAATTGCCTTGCGATGTTTCCGATCGTTGTAAGTAGCCCCTGTGCAATCTGTAAAATGGTAGACAGTATCTGTGTGCCTGTACCATTCGTCCAGACTTCCAACATACTACTGCCGACACTCTTTGCAAGTGCTCCAAGCTCCGATAATGCATACTTAGCAGCATCAATCGTGTTCTTTCCCTCACGTTCCCACGCTTCTTTAAATGGTTGGAATATCTGACCCAGTACATCCTTGATTTTTTCGAAAATCGGCGGTGCATCTATCGGAACTTCTTCAAACATTTTGCTGATCGGTGTTCCGTTTACATCGGATCCAGACGGTGTTGTGTCGGTATCCTTATTTGTTGTGTACCGATTAATTTCATCGAGCGGTGACAGGTAGTCTTTCGCTGCTTTTGTGGCTTTCTTCGTAGACTTGGCGGTCTTGTCCAAACTGGCAGCATAATCTTTTTGCACTGCTAATGCCTTTGTGTACGTCTTATTCCCGGCAAGGTAACCGAAAAACATTCCTACATAGGTTATGGCTGTGCTGATAAGGTCGATGAATCGTGACAGTATCGGTGTCACAACTTCCAGAATCGGACTGAAAGCTGTAGCAAATGCATTTTGCAATCTTATAAGGCTCCCCCACAAAGTAGATATATTTGCGTTTGTGGTTTTGGAATATTGAGCAAGATTATTGAATCCACCTATTATCCCTTGTGTAAGAGCACTAAGAATTCGAAAAACACCGCTAAACAATAGAGACATCGTAAGCATTCTTCCGATACTCATTCTTGCTGATCCAGCTGATTTACTAGCGTCTTTAAATGACCTACTCAGTTTTGAATTGGAATTTGCAGTTTTGTTATTAACAATGTTTACTCCAAAAAGTTTTTCTTTTAAGGAAACCAAACCAGTACCGTAACTTGCAAGTTTGCTTTTAATGCCAGAATACGATGTGTTTAATCGGTTCTGCATATCAGCAAGTCTTCTTTCTGCACTCGCAAGTCTTTCCATGTCTGCCTGTGCTTCTTTGGTGTTCACACCAGTCGAAAAAGCTTTTCCAGAAACTTCCAGATCAATAAGCTCCGACCTTGCGTATTTAATAGTGTTCGCAAGTTCATCTATGTCATACTGCATTTTTTTATAAGTCGAAGTGTTCTTTTTACCTCCGTTTGCTACAAAACGTTCCTGTGATGACATAAGCTGATTGAGTTTTGCTTCTGCTTTTGAAATTTGGTCGGATATTTCCTTATATTCAGTAGTTGGGATGCGCTGATTTGCATAGGATGCTACCTTTTGCCGTAACGATTCTACCTTTTGTTCTTGCGCACTGTATTCATTATTCAGTTTTGCAAAAGCATCTATCTGCTTGTTGATGGCGTTTTTTGCAGACGTTCCCAAATTATCCACCCTGTCTGCTGCTCTTCGCAATCCAGCTTCAATTTCTTGTGAACCCGCCTTTATGCCATCAGTTCTGATTTTTGTGTTAATAACAATACTTCCATCTTCTGTCATGTATTGTCCTTTCTACCGCTAAATATTTGCGGTCAGCGGGTATCTCCACATGATACCCGGTTAATTATTTGTGAGCCCGAATACTTTTCTTAATTCTTCTTTTTCTTCTTCGCTTCGCTCTGGTGTTGTTTTAAGGTCAACAAGAAACTTGTTGCTAGAATAGAATTCTTTTTCCCAACTATCCAATTTCTTCCCTTTCGAGACTTTTTCACGAATGTTAGTGATAGTGCTGAACAGAGATTCTCCAATCTCCATAAAAAGTCCCATGAATGTCCACCAATGTAAGTACTCTTTCTCACGAATATCCTCATGTGCCACTTTATTAATGGCCGGAATTAGAATCTTTGCATCTTTTTTCCAATCCATAAGTTGCGGTTTTTTCTTATCTCCCTTAAATCCGCAGTCGATAAACTCTTTCGCTGTCTTTAAAGCTTCTTCCCAGTCTTCCGTTGGAAGATTATCAAAGTCTTCGTAAAATATAGCCAGAATCGTTGTGTATATCTCTAAGTTTTTCTCTTCTTCGGACATTCCCTCTACTATGTCGGGATCATTAATAGCACAAAGAATATCTAACACGGCTCTGTAATCTGAGCGTATTCGATATTCTTTGCCGTTTACTTTAACAGATTTCGGGAGTTTCCAGGCATCCATTAGTTATGGTACTTGGCCACATACTTATTTACACGGCGCTGTACCTTTGTTACGTTTGCATTCAGAGTTTTCTCAATAACCTGTGCTACACCATCAAGCACCTGTTCCATAAAGATTTTACCGTCATCCATAGGAGAAAAAGGACCAAGAATAGAAAAGAAAGCTTTTTCTGCATCCGCATTAATCAAATACGAAAGCTGATCTGAAATTTCTTTTTCTGCTTTCTTTACAGCTTCTAAGCTGTCTTCTTCAGGCATCTTGTAATTCTTCCAAAAAGATACAACCTCTTCATATCTTTCAACGATGTTTGTGTCATTTGGTGCAAATACCAACTGCCCCAGTTTTTCATGTGTGTGTTTGTCTATGATTGGTACTTCAATCTTTCCAGAATCAACCGAGATACAAAGTTGATTGTTGTTTCTTTTTTTTGGTAACTTGTTGCTCATATTATTCCTCCTGTTAATAAAGCGTTACAGTACTTCTTTTCCTGTAGAAAGACTATGTGGGATTGTTCCGGATGTAAATTCTGGATTTCCAGAAGCAAGCGAAGTGGCACTTACATATCCCTCTGTTCTCTTGCCATCAGAAGATACTTTGAACGGAATGTTTACGCCAGATGTATCTCCACCATAAGACTGAGGTTTTACCATAACCTCTTCGACATACGCAAGGTGGTTTTCTGCACTTGTATCTTCCACAAGGACTTCCAACATAAGTGTTTTGCAGTCCGCTCCTTTCAATCGTTTCATTGCAATATCCCTAATTTTCGGATACAGCTTTTTGTCCGGGTTTGCATAGTATGTATCTGCATCCATAGACGGTTCATATCCATTATCTGTTGTTTTCGTCTGACCAAGAATGTTCTTCTTTGTCTCTGTATCCGGGTTCAGATCAACCGACATATCGTCAATGTCATCACCAAGGATTTCCCACGTAGCACTTGCTACTGTCTGTTTGAAACTATAGTCCAGATAATGCGCGAGTGCTTCTCTACTAAGATTTCCCATATTATAGTCCTTTCTACCGTTAACTTTTTACGGTCAGCGAACATCTCCAATTGATGTCCGGTTAATTAGTTATTATGAATACATTTCTGTATTTAAGAGACATACTAATCACCCAGTCTTGCACATTGTTTTCGTAAGTTTTGTCAAGGTATGATGGTGTGATTCTTGTAATCTCTTCTATTTTTCGTTCTTCTGTAAGTGTTGGGTAAGATGTAAGCCTATGCTTTTCGCCATCAATCACGACTGTTTGTCGTTCCAGCCATTTACCTACACTATCAAGAAATTCCTTGATATCCGCTTTCATATTCGGAGAATCACGGGATGTCCTGTACACGATATAAAATGGGTAGTTGCAAAGCTGATTCACCTTACCTGTTACCGATTTTTTCTCCTGTGCAATAACCGCACCGGATACCGGATAGAATGCTATTCCATCATCTTCTTTCAGAGTGGAGAATTTAAACACTTCTCCGGTTTCCAATCCAGGATACTGATTCAGCAAATCTTTAAGTGCATTTGTTACAATGTCGTATCCGTCAACATCGTATTTCACTGTTTTTTTACTATCCACCGCCTGCACGTTTCTTCACTCCTTTTACCCATGTATCACAAAATTCATCTTTGGCAGAATCAAACCAGTGATCTGTCGCAAAAGGGTTTGGCTCTTTCGAGAACTGTATATCACGGTCTGTTACTACTTTTTTTGCTTTTGGCCTTGCCAACGGCGAACCAGTTTCCGGATCCACCATAACTTTTCCCATGTACAAAAATCTTGCGTAAGGACCATATCCGGCATAAACCTTTCCACTACCTTTCAAGGCTTCGTTCTGCGTATTGGTTGTATCAATCAGCATCCCATCTCTTTGCGGAATATACTTTTTTGTGCCTGTCCATACCTGTTCATCTAACCAAAGTTGAGCATCTTGGAATTGCTTTTCGAATCGATCAAGGTTCACATTCACTTTAATGTCAGCTTCAACTATCGAGATGTTCGGAAAATGAAACATTCTGCTACGTGCCATTTACTTCCCCCCTATCTCAAAATGTGGGATAAGTGTGTATGTTCCGACATTGGTGATTAAGAATACATTGTCGTGATTTTTGTTCATATAATCATAAAAGCCGCCGTCTCTCCGGCTCTGATAGTCTTCGTCTGCTATCATCTTTTCGTCATGTTCGCCCTCAATGAAAAAGTCACCGCTTGCAAATGTGACGGTATGTCCAAGTGTATCGTTAATTTGTTTCGCCCATTTTTTAGGCTCAAGATACTTTTTGTCAGCTACTACTTTTTCATCGGATGTCATGTGATACAGAACATGGAGCGTTGCCGTGTCAGCCGTATCAAGTCCTGTCTTTTCGATGTTTGCGGATTTATCAACAATGAGTTGAACACCTTTGATTACGGTAGGATACCAAAATATTTCATCCTTTTGATTCACATATTTGTTGAATACAGTTATAGTTTTGCTATACATTGGTATCACCTCTCGTTAATAAAACTTCTTACCGCATTTTTCACACTTCCATATGTGCCTTGTTTCTTTTATCCCGTTGCCGATATCTTCCAAATATGTTCCGAAATGGATTTTCTTTTTGTGTTTGCAAAATAATCTTTTAATAATTCCCATTGTTCAAATTCCTCTATATAGCAAGTACACTCCGTTATCATCGGTAACGTTAAAAAGATAGCTAACCGCTGCTTCGAGAAGTATTCTTTTCTCTTCTTGCACATTGGTAGCTGCTACGGTATACCGATTGCTCTGGCTGTTCCCGTTAGCGTAAGATATGCTTTCATTTCCAGAAGAAACAGAAGAGACGGTCTTATTTACGACCGTCCCATCTTCTCTCTGTATGGTTCCTATGGCATCCATAGAAGCTTTTTTAGCTTGCTCTATCTTGTACATTTCATCAGCTACTGCACATACAGCTTTTTGAACTTTTGTTTCTGCTCGCTCATTTTCTGGAAGCCCATCAACAAGGCGATCCATCGTGTAGTTGTCTACGCAGTCACTGGCTCGTTCTACATATTCACGAAATTCGCTTTCTGGAATTGTTTTTCCGAAAAATTTTTTTGTATAAAACTTATAATCTGTGTACGCCATAGTGTTTCACCTAATTTTCCTACTTTCTTGGATTCGATCTCGTCTTTGGCTTTACGTCACTGACTTCTTTATATTTTTGTGGATTGTTTTCCATCAACTGAGCACTCGTTTCATGCTCGGTTGATAAGATTCTTCCTGTTTCCAAGTCTTCAAACCGTCTCATGTTTACTCACCTTTCTTGTTTTTGAAGATAAGGTCAGGCATTACAGATTTTGTTCCGTAGTGGTAAAAGAGTTCGATGCCATATGCTTCTGAAAGAGGAATCTTCTCAGCACTGTATGGTGTGGATTTAACAGGCTGTGCGATAGCTCCATCCACCATCACGATCACGTCAACGTCTGTCGGCATGTGCACGCATGAGAATGTTTTTACGCCATGATAAGCATAGAACTCTTCGTCAGCCACGCCAACACCCGGCACTGTAACTTTGTCCAGATATGTGCGGATTTTTCCGTAGAATTTTGGTGTACAGATCATGTTCATCATAGAACGTGGTACTCCGTCCACATATTCATTCTTGGTAGTTTCGCACTGCTGAATCATGGTTTCAGCCTGTTCCTCAATAGCTGTAATACCTGTCAGATCAACTTCTGTCGCATCTGTTCCGGCAACTTTGAAGAACTCCGTGTCGAGTTCTGCGATCATTCTAAGCGCATGGTTTGCTGTTCTTTTTGCAATAAGTCCCTCTACTCCGAGAAGAGATACGTCTTTCTGTTCGACCTCTTCTACGATTTCCTTATCAACGTCAATTGGAATCGTAACCGGCTTTCCTTTTACTCCATCACCTTTAGCTGCACCTCTGGCAGTTCCGTAATTCTTAGATGTCGCATTTGCAAATCGTTTTGCTTCTACGGTTCCAGCTGACGGATCACCGGAAAGTTCGGTATTCTTCATTTTTCCAGAAATAGTGTTCTTCTGTACGTTTTCAATGACCTTTCCGTACTCTTCTGCAAGAAGCATTTTTCCTGTTGGGTCAAGTAGCATGTTTAATGATGTAATTCTTGTTGTTTCTGCCATTTTTGTTCTCCTTTAATTCTTTAAGGTCAACGGCTATCTTCTATTGATAGTCGGTTCACAGTATGGTTTTACCAAACAGTTCCAGGAACAAACGGCTCTGCTTTCGGTTCACTTCCACCTTTTTCTGTAGGTGTAGTGAATACCGGTGGTGTCTTACCATCAGCCACGAAAGCATCTTTCTGAGATTCTTTCAATTCTTTCATGTAATCATCAAGACCAAGAATCTTTTCGCCCTCACGTTTCAGGCCTTTATCCTTAATCATGTTGATAATGCCAGTCTTGGCAAAATCAGAACTGAATTTTTCGCCCGCAAGAGCCTTTGTCAGAACGTCATTGAAGTCTCTTTCTTCAATCTTCTGGTTGTACTCTTTTTCACTGGCATCAAGCTTGTCTTTCCATTCTTTTTCTGCATTCTCAGCTTTCGTCTTCCACTCATCACGTTCTCTTGTGATCGCATCGAAGTCTTTTCCCTCGAACCCGTCCAAAGTCTCTTTCGCTGTTTCATACTGTGTTTTAAAGTTATCACGTTCCTGTGTCAGAGTTTCTACTTTTCGTGTCTGCTTTTCATAGTCAGATACGCTTTTGTAATTCTCTTTCACTGCATCTTCGATTGTCTTTTTCTGCTCGTCTGTAATTTCAAGACCAGCATCTTTGATAATCTGAATAATATTTTTCATGTCACATATCCTCCTCAACGTCTCTTATTAACCGCTTCGTCTGCGGTAGGGATTCAGACAGATGAACCTCTGTCGGGGTAATCGGGACACACGGAATCGAACCGTGGACATAAGTCTTTTTTTAAAGAGATGATTGTGACTTTTGTTCTACCATTGAACTATATCCCGTTAGTGGTTGGTGTAAGTGTTCCCTCTATACAGTTCCAACCACTGTTACGGCTGTTTGACGGTCAATCTGCATATTGTTCCGTAACTAACTCTATGCAGAAAAATGATAGCCGGAAATGAATCCATGCACCATACTGTGCACTATCCTTTGCGGAATAAAAATTTATCATATTATATCTTTAGGAGGTAACATAAGATGACGATTCCCTAAGTCCGCAACCTTAGGGCAAAGCCTAACGGGCGTTTGACCGCCCTTTAATCAGCATTCCGCTATTAGGCTTTATCGAAAGGAGGTGTATCAAGCAAGAAAAGAAAATGTCCTATGTGATTCACCGTATATATCGTAACATTAATATATATAGTACTCCGTACCCATGTTTTTACATTTCCGCAAGCTTCTTGATTTGCCTTTGAATCTCTTTCCGTTCTTCTGCAAAATCTGAATCCATCACCATAGAGGAAAGCATGTCGTACACTTCTACCATAAGTTTCCCGACACTTTCCATCAGTTTGTCTCTGTGCGCTTGATCTCCGTTCTGTTGATACATCTCTTTCGCCATAATGTACTGGTCATATAGCGCATCAATGTTTTTGTCGTACTTTCCGTTACTGTACTTCTTGATAATGTTTTCCGATGCATCCGCAATCATCTCAGGTACGCTTTCACATTCCAAAGATTTCATATTACACAATGTAGATGTAATCATGTACATTGCCTGTAAGTTAGACATATTTAAGTCTTTCTTTGCAGATGCTTTCTCACGTTCAAGCTGTTCTTCCAAAATCTTTTTGATCTCGCTCATTTATTACACCTCGATTTCTTTCATTTTCTTTTTGTATTTGTCGTGAATCTCCGACTGAATTTCTGTGATGTATACCATGTCGTATCCGGTAGATATGAGGTCGTTAATCATACATTCTACAGTTTTTAATTCTTCGCTTACATCCTCTACCAAACATTCCACGAACATAGCATCAGCCACATGGCCGTTTTCTCTTAGCGTGTGTGCGTACTGTTCGTACACTTCCTTTGTTTCGGATTCCCAATTGTGATACTCGACAAAGCCATCTTCTACGGCTTTCTGCTTTGTGCTTTTCCCAACGCTTAACCGTTTGGCCGTTCTCCACGCATCCGGAATAACATTCACTTTTCCATCAAATATATCATCAATAAGCTGATTGTGATGGTTTATAAAATATCGGCACACTTTCCTACGTTCCAAGCTTTCCGCAATGTGCTGGTACTCATGCATCCGCTTAAAGCCTTTTAAGCCAAGGAAATCGAAGTAGTCCGCAAACTGTCCGTGCATCATGACAGCTCCGATAAACCGTTCGTTGATTTCGGCAAAAATTTCTTTCGGAGTTTTAACATCTAGGTTGCTTTTAAAATCAATCATAGAAACTCACCCCTTTTCTATGAGAGCTTTTTAATGATGATATTCGCATCCTTAACCAATGTTTCGACTGTGCCGATGTTGCCAACCGATACAGTGACGCTACTTCCGGCCGGAACTGCAATCAATGTAGCTGCACCGACATTCTGATACACATTTGCCGTTGCTACTGTATAATCCATTTCCGTACCAGAAACCGGTTCCCCGTTCTGTTTGATAGATAACGCTACCGCTCCTATTGCAGATGCCGTAACGTTTCCGTTAAACTCAACTTCGACTGCCATCGGCAGATTTCCACGGTTTGTGATTTCGAAAAGTCCACTGCCGTTGTCATGTGCAAGCCACCCCGTGTTGCAAGCACATCTACGGCTTTTCACTCGTGTTTCTGTAAATAATACATTCTGATTTGTTGCTACTGTCTGAGCGTTTTTAGCAATAGAATTTAACATATTTTTTCTCCTTTCTTAAAAAAGAGAGCAAGCGCATGCCTACTCTCTTTGATGTTCGCAAGACTACTTTTTTGTAGATATGGATTCTTCCAACATGCTTATGATTTTGTTTTGGTTTTCAATTATTTTTAAAAAATACTTACTGTCTTGCTCATGCAAGTGTTTTTCGATGTCAGAATTACTCGCCTGTGATAGATCACTGTTAAAATTCGCTATCTGCAAAGCAACCCCGTACACTGTTAGAAAGTCAAGTAGTGATATGTCATTCACTTACATCACGTTCCCACTTGCACAGCAACCATTACCAAATGCGTTATACGCAAAGTATGGACTGCAAGACATATAAGCCGGTTTTGGTGTCGGTCTCACTGCATCAATAATGTTATTGGTCTGTGATACCTGTGAAATCTGCCAATATGCTGTCTGCAAATCTCTGTCACGATCAGCAAGCTTATCTCTCAAGTTCTGAATCGTGTTATCCTGGATTAACTGACGTGTAGCCTGTCCATCTGCTAAGATGCTTTCTTTGATATCACAGCAACACTGTGCCATCTGTGCCTGCATGTTCTGTGCCTGTAATGCTGCATCATATCTACTCTGTAAGATCTCTTTCTGTGTGTTGCAGCAACACTGAGCCTGCTGAGCCTGTAAGTTCTGTAAGCCAAGCTGTGTGGTATAGCGGTTCTCTAATACGTCTCTCTGTGTCTCGCAAGCTGTGTTGGACACATTCTGATTTGTGTTAAAGATATCTCTTTTCACGAATTCGTCAGAAACAAAAGCGTCATGTGTTCCGTTGTTGTTTCCCCATCCGTTACCGCAAAACAGGAAAGCAAGAATGATAATCCAGAACCATCCACCGTCACCCCACATGTTTCCATCGTTGTTTCTTGTAACTGCTGCTACATCGGCAGCACTAAGTGTGTTTAATCCCTCGTTCATGTTGGTTCTCCTTTTCTTTTATTTATCAAGACGTGTGCACTCCGTCCGGATATCACTTTATTTTATTGATAATGTCGTTTGGGTTCATGCCATTTTGCTGGCACATCTCCATAAATACATCTTTCGGGTTTCTTCCTTGGCACATATCCATAGCCTTTTTGATGTTCGGGTTGCTCTGCGCCATATTCTGTAACATTGCTCCTGGATTCTGTGTATTTTGCATCATCCCCATCATTCTTTGAATCATTCCGAATGGACCATTGCCACCCGGCATACCGCCCATCATTCCCATTAATGGATTACTCATGTGTCAGCTCCCCTTTCTGTTCTTCCGGCTGAGGTTTTAATGTATCCAGTAATTTGTTGAATTCTTCTCTTGTTACGTACTTAGCGTCCATGTTTTCCACTACAGGTTGTGGATTGTTCGCCTGTACCTCATGGAATTCAAAAGCCTTAAACGTAACACTTCCCACACCGTCAACAGATTTAACGTAGAAATACGGTGCATTGTTATCCATCATCCAAGAAGTTGTTCCCGGCTGTACAATCTGATTCCTTGCCCCGTCAATTCCGGCTACCTGTATCCAGTTCACGTTCGGCTGTGCCTGTGCCTTGTATTGCTGTTGAGCCTGTGATAAGTTGTCTATCCGTTGTCGTAATGCCATCTGGTCTTGCATATAAGCATCCTGTGGCATGTACGGTGTATATGACATATATGGATTCATACTCATACCTCCTGTAAATTAGTATTTGTTGTTCTCTATGCTTTCATTTTACGCATAAAAAAGAGACCTTAACAGTTCGTTAAAGTCTCTAAAAAGTATCACTTATTATTTTGTGCTTTCGGTATCATTCTGCAAATACCCAATCTTCCGCAAGCATATCCGCCTGACTTGCAAGCCATCCCATCTGTACACCAGATGTTCCAACAAATGCAATAGCCATGTTTCCGATAGCATCATGTTCACAGTTTACAATCTCTCCGTCAGCTGTCTTGTAAGAAATGGCAGTGGCGAGCTGAATGTACTGTTTCTTACCATTCCAACCTTTACGAGCCACTTTAAGCCCTCTTTTCAGATAACGGATAGCATCACCGAATCCAAATGTTGACTGACCGCCGAGAACACCACAATTTTCTTCATCAGCAATCATCCAGTCATCTCTCTGCGTGTGCATGAAAGTATATTCCACTCTCTGCGTTTCACGGATATCAAGAACATCCCCCTGTCCTTTGTCGGAATCTTTTGGTCTGCAATGAATCATAATCGTCTGCTTATCATTATCCCAGCACCAGTAACCGTTCCATCCAGGAAGTTTTACTTTTGCACCCTGTTTCATTAATTCAAACGCTTCTTTAAAAATCATAATTATTCCTCCACTAACTCAAATCTGTACTTCTGCTTCACATCCGGGTATTTCTTCCTGTCTACTTCGCTTACGAACATTCCGTAAGGTCTGCACCACACGCCATTAGAGCATTCGTAAACTACCTTGAACTGCCCCGGCATTTCGCTATCCTGTGCAATATACAGGACTTTTACTGTCTTGCCCTTGAAGTGCCTGTACACCTGTCCAGGTTCAACTTTTCTATTGCTCACTGTCGGCGGTTCATTGTTGAAATACTTCTCACATTCTGCCAAATCACAGTTTTCTTGCATAAGAGGATGCTTTTCATCCAACTTCTTAATCTCTGCTTTCTGTACGTGAATGTGCTGTCCTACAAGTGGAAATCCACAGCCATAAAGCATTTTTGCCTTAATGTGGTGTGGCTCAAGTCTGCCTGTCGGGTCTATGAGGTATCCGCTTATTTTAAAAATTTTAGGTATCATCATATAATCACCTCTTTGCACCTGTTATTTCGTTGTGCTCTTCTTCAGATATCGATTTTGCTCCAACTAAGCAAAATGTATTAGTTTCAGTTCTTGATCCGTAATATGCTTGGAAATCTATTTTTTCTGTATGGACATTCGAAAAATCCTTAAAAGGTTTTACAAATTCAGCAGTTTCAAAAACAGGAATATACGCTATATGTCCATGATTATATTTTTTTCTTCCTTTTTCGTCAATAATCAAACCAGCGTTAAAACTTATTTCACCGAACCCAAGTACGCCAGATACTTCTTGACCAGTTGCTTCGATGTGCGCTTTACAAGGTTTTACGTCTTCAAGCCACATACCTATACCACCCTTTCGATCTTATCATTTACTCTTCTACTCAATCTCTTGACCGTAGACACACTCACATTCATTTCTTCCACACAATCCTCTAAAGGCATAGCTTTAGCACGTAGCCGAAACAGTTTCAATTCATCCGATGTAAAGTTGCATTCTAACTCAAAATAGTCAAGTTCTGGTCGTGTAAAAGAGTATATTTTCATAATTCCTTTGGTTTCTTGTCCGTCATAGCATTTACAAGCTCTTCCCGAGTTTTTTTTAAACCCTCAATGTTATTCCCTGTGATTTTGTTTTCAATCAAATTAAACATACTTCTCATTAATAGATTCATATCATCCCTCGTATTCCTTATGTTTTTATAATCGTTATCAAGTTTCTGATTAATCCCTGTGATAGATGTTTCAATATTCGTTATTCGCTTTTCAATCTGTTCTATACGGTTGTCCTGTTTTTGCTTTGGTGCTTTCCATGATTTGTACCACCCGGAAAGCACCGCAACGGCACCGCCGATAACAGATATAGCACCGCATATAGCAAGTATCTGTGTTATTAGTTCCATGTGTTACGCTCCATAATTCAATCCGATTCCGGCTTGCCTGTATATTTCTTTTCGCATTCTTTCTTTCTGCTCTTCTGCATCAATAGTGATTGTCGTGTTTTCTGAAACCTTTACATTTCTGTAATCATGAGCCTTTAATACAGGTGATGCCATATCTTCAATAATCGGTAAGATATTAGGCGTAAGATACGCTTCTTTTTCCAACCGCTTATTCTTGCACCTGTCCTTAAACGGACACTCTCTGCACATTTTTGCCGTTCTTGTCAATCCACTCATTTTGTATCACCTTTCGCATTAAGATATCTTTGTGCTGCTTTTGCTGATCTCACAGCTTGTGACCTATCCCACTGTGCTACCCGTAGGCGTTCCGAATATTCTTTAAGTCCATTTTCTTTGCAGAACTCACGGTATTGCTTATTCTGCCGTCTGAGTACCGCTGATTTGCGATCGTACATCTGTTGCAATTCGAATTTAAGTTTATCGTCTCCGCTTGCATCTATAGCAGTTTGCAAATTCTGAATCTCTCTCTTGCTGTTGCGAATGAGTCTTTCCATAAGCCGTTGCTTTTTTGCACGCTCTTCCGCTTTGACATTGTCTTCGCTCGACAGGTTGATATCTGCATACGGATTGTTTTCACCGTCGCCGGATCCGAAAGAGTGTCGACAGTTCACGCCACACAACCCTGTCACCGTTCCGTAGCCTGTTGATGTTCGGAAGTCCGGGAACCTCTTGTCTTTGCCTGTCCTGGAATAGAATTTTCCTTGCCACCAAAAGTGGTTCGTTGGATTATTACCGCCATCACCAATTCGTGCACCCACATGTGCAGATACTAAGATGGTATCCCATTCTAATTCTTCCATTCGTTTTAGTGCGATTGCTCCGGCACACTGGCTTATCCCTGTGCGGACAGTCATCATAGTGGCTGATTCAATGCTCATTTCTCTACCGGACGGATACGAAACCTTGACGCCTTGCTTTACAATCCTGTCAACAGCATTTCTGACAGCTTGTGTGTATGATACGGCACCGCTCGACGTCATGCGGTAAGCATTGTCCACCTCTTTCAGGAACAACTTCTGCGCTTCATCTGCCGTTGTTCGTGCAAGGTTTCTCCATTCTCCGCACGTAGCGTTATAATCTCTTTCCAGTATTCTGAGCAATGCCGGAGAATGTAATAAGGGCGTAGGTGATAGTCCTACCGCCCTATATATCGCATCGTCTCTCTCGATAGCTTTTATACCAGCTTCTTCAAATGCGCTTTTAAGTTCTCTCTCTTGCTTCTTCGTTTTATCAGCAATCTCTTTTTGTATGTCTTCCAGTAAGTAGCCGGATTCCTGTAGCACCTGTATCTGCCACCTGTCCGTAGCCGTAAGTAGATAATCTTCTCCACGGCCTATACGTACCATTATGCGCTCAACGATCATGTCCATGATGTTCCGATGCATATCCGATGTTATCTTTTCAGCCCCCTCGGTCACACGAAAGAGATATTCTGGTGTAAGCATTATTTGTCCTTTCTGTTTGAAATCTTCATTGCCAAAAGAAGAAAAACGCAAATAACAATAATATTAATCGTACTTGTTGCCATACTTATTCGTCCTTTCCTATCTGTTTGATAATCTGATTAACGTATGTACTCAGTCCAGCTACCATGATACCTTGTACTACAGACGTGAACAGTGCCATAAAAACGTTTTTCATGCTGTCCAAATCGCAAGTTGCCGTTACATACATTCCGCAAATGATAATTCCAATACCTCCGAGAGAAAGTGGAATGTCTTTATCCTTAATCCTATGTGAGCCTTTCATCCATTTTCCAAGAAAATACAAGGCAAAAGAAACCACCATTAACTCAGGCTTTACATAACTAATAATCTGTTCCATTTTTTAGTCCTCCTTTACAGACATTATCATTTATCTTTCAGATTGACGTGTCCCCTTACACCTCTTCCCAGCCATACACACCCGGTTCCCAGACATTCCCGTCCATTGTGCTCTGCCATGTCTTGCCATTATGTGTAACCTTATCGCCCTTGGCATACGGGTTGGTGCTCTCTGGCTGTTCCCACTCCGGAATTGTGTCAGTGTCCGGTATGAGTACCTTGGTGAACAAGGACGGCGCATCCGGCGGTGTCCATGTCCCTTGACTTGTATGGGCTTGTAATACCTTGTAGATAGTACCATTGTATTCCAACCGCTTGCCAACTACATATTCCTTGCCAGACTGCCATTTCTCCACAAAGTCTGGATATTCAAGAATCTGTTCATCGGTCATTCCGGCTGTCTGGTTCTCTAGCAGCCCTCTTAACTGTTCTGCTTGTTCTCTCGTCACTGTACCACCCCCATTATGATATTCAAGGCATCCTCTGCGCTAAGCTCCGGCTCTGGATAGACTGGGTCTTCTACCAGTGTCCACGTCTGAACTATCTTGTCTCCCTCTTCCCATCCAGATTCGTAGTGCTGTCCGCTTGGTGCATCTGTCGGCATATCTGTGTACACCACAGGCTTGTAGCCTATCTGTTCCAATTCTTCCGGCAATGGATTGTTTATTGTCTTGCCATCAAGCACAATCGTTTTGGGTGCACTGTGCAAGAATCCGCTTTGTAGCTTTGCATGCATTTTTGTATCAACCTCCTATCTACCGAGTATTTTTGCTGTTATCTTTCCTGTATAATTCGCTGGAAATTCTAAAGTAAATTTTCCAGTACCTGTTTCATTTCCGATTTGTTCTACTTGTCTCAACATTTGAACTGCATTATACTGTATACTATTCATGCCTTTTGACATTTCTAATACGTTTACTGGCTTTGTCCAAATATGATATGATGCGTCCCATTTTGTTGCAAAATCAACATTAAATGTATAAACTCCTATATACGCTCCGTTTATTGTCGGTTTACAATTACCTTTACATTGTTCTGCTCCGGTATGCTTTTCTATCTGTAGGTATATCCAATATTCCTCATGTTTTTCAGCATTAGCAATGTCAAATTCTACAGTCTTTTGGTCTGTTACCTCTTTGCTTTCATTCAGCAATTCAACCCATTCTTTCACTTCATTTTCCTCCTGTCCATTCATAAGCATTATTCTCCGGCGGTTCATAATTCCACCGCCCAACTTGACAGGAGCGAATCAGCTAGATTACAATTGCCCTGACTGACTGACTGACTGACTGAC